CGATATGGGTACGGATGATATGGGTTCAGACGATATGGGTACAGATGATATGGAAATGGGTGATATGGAAGGTAATGAAGAAAACGACGAAATCGTAACTTTCAAAACAATACAAAAACTTACAGGTAAACTAGGTCAAAAATTAAGAACGTTAAATTCTTCTGAAGATGACGAAGAATCTATGTCATCAAAAGACATTAAGTACGTTATTAATTCTATATTGTCTGCATTAGATTTAGAAAAATTAGACGAAGACGATATGGAGGATATCCTTAACAAATTAGAAGGGGCTGAAGAAGAATTCAATCCTGAAGAAAAATTTGGTAATGATGATGAGGATGAAAATGAAGAAGATAATTTTGACGAAGAATTACCAATCCCTGGTGATGAAGAACCTATTGGGTTTGGAGAAATGAGTGAAGAAAATGCTTGGGCTGAATTAGGTAATGATATCGCACAAACAACTGCGTTAAAAGCAACAGGAGCGAGATTTGGTTCTAACGGTACTGAGATGAGTGAAGATTCTCAACATTTAGAAAGTATTGCTAGTTCAATGTTTGAATCTAAGATTGAGGACACTTTAATGAAGTATTTTAACATTACTGAAAGTGAAAAAAAATTCAACAAAACAATCAATGAAGAACGAAAAGTGAAAACTAAAATTACTTTATCTGAGTTGAACGGTGAGATTAAAAGATTATCCGAATCAGTACAACAAGAAGTTAGTGCTAAAAAATTCTTAAAAGAAAATGTTAATGCAAAACTTGTTGGTAAGACAAATAAGAAGAATTTAGTATTTGAATTAGGTTATAAACAATATAAAATATCCCCTAAAGGTAGTCTTATATGAGTTATTTAGTCTTTATAAATGGGTTAGGTCCTAACTATAAAGGGGATAATATGTATGAGTTTATCTTTTCTGACGATAAAACTGATATTTGGGATGATAGTTGGGAGGCAAAGCCTTCCAACGGTTATCCTAAACCACCTGAACTTGATTACATAAAGAAAGTCGGAGTACTGAAAAATACCTCAATAGAGTTAGAATTAATACAGAACTCTGATTTTTTTAGTTTTATGGATTGTATGGATGGTGTAATTGCCTTAGGTTGGGAAAAAGAAAATGAAAATATTGATTTTACAGTTACTAAAAGATTGGTATTTAATTTTGGAGAAACCGAACAAGAAGTTAAAAATAAATTATATGAACGAGATGTCGTTCTTGAATTTGAAAAAAAAGTAGTATATGAAAACTAACAAATACTCAAAATTGATAGATTTTGGTTTTAGTTCAAAAACCCTAATGACTTTAAGTGAGTCTGAAATCAACACATTACATAGAAACCTTGTCGAAGGTAAAAAGAAAGAAACTAAAGAAGCTGAAACAGTACAAACTAGTATTACAAAATATACTGCTAGTGAAGTTCAAGACGCTAAGAGTAAAGGTAAATCAATTCCTGGTGGTAGAGCGGTTAAAATGAATCCTGATGGTAGTATGGATGTTACTAATGAAGGTGAAATGTCGGAAGGTAAAAAGAAAAAAAAGAATAAGATTAATCCATTTGCAATCTGTACTTCTCAATTAGGAAATGAATTTGGTACCACTGAAAGACATATGTGGAATTCAAAACAGAATAACAAATATGAAAGATGTGTTAAAGCCATCAAACAATCAATGAATGAAGGAAAAGATATTACTTCTGTGATTTTAGAAAATAAAATCCTATATTTGCTTGAGAAACACTCAAACGCAAAAATGAACAAAGGAGATTTAATGAATTTAATTACTAAAAAAACACTTAACAAACCTATCGGTACTTTAGGTTCTATTGACGTTAAAGAGAATAACACAAAAGAGGCTCCTGTAAAGACCCCTGTTAAAACTCCAACAAAACCAGATAAAGGTAACCCTTACAAACCTAAAACGTCACCAGCACCTAAAGCTAAAAAATCTGAGACTAAAGAGTCTATGGTTGCTAATGCACCCGCACCGACTAAACCAACTACAAAACCTGGAACTAAAACTCCACCAAAACCAGATAAGGGGAGTCCTTATAAACCTAAAACATCACCAAATCCTAAGGCGAGAACTAATAAAGAATTACCGTCTTGGATGTCATTTGATAATATTGGAATTAAATTAAAAAAATAATGGCAAAGTTTAAATTAGACGCTAAAGAAGCTATAGATTACGGTCCAGGACGTGAAAGAATGAATCCTGATTTAGAAAATAAACTTAGAACACAAACAACAAGTTTATCAAAAAACCCTGCGTTCCCTGATGTGGACAAAAATGGTGTTCCTGATAATTTTGAGGAGTTAGTTGCATCTAAAAGATTTAAAGATGTTGTTGAAAAAGTAAAACGTTATACAGGTATGGAAGACATATCAGGTCAAAATGCGTTTATGCAACTACAGAGAGCTTTAATGGGTGCGGTTCAAAGAGTTATGCAAATTGAATCTCAAAATAAGGAATATCTTGAGAAATTAGCGGTCGATTTAGTTATTAAAGAAATGGGAATTCCTGACGGGTCCTTCCAATTCGATGCCAAATTAGTCGGAATGGGGGGGATTGACCAAAGTAGATTCCAACAACAAGGTGAAGAACCTGAAGAAGAAGAGATTGAACAACAATTTGGTAGTCAAGACGCTGAAGAAGATTTAGATGATTTTATGACTGCAATGGAAAAGTTTGACTTAGAAAAGGCTAAACGTAGATTTATTAATGCGTTAATCCAGGGGTCTTCTAAAAAAGGTCATTATATGTTTGAATTAGTTAGAGCTGAGTTAAATAGAATTGACCCTCAATTGTTAAACTTATATGGTGTTTTAATGTCAATTAACGATTTAGTTTATTGGTTAATGCCTGACGAAGCCGTTCAAATGATGGCGGGTAACCCATCAAGTATGGCGGGTAAAGAAGAGGTTGATGATACTACTGACCCACCAACAATTAAAGCAAGAGGATTATTCTTCCCTGTTTTAATTCACGAACTTATTAAAGGGGTTATGGAGGTTTTTGGTACTCACGGATTACCAGACGACCCTAAATCACAACAAATGATTATGGGAAGTACTGATACTCTACCTAACGAGATTTGGGACTTAAGATTAGGGCCTGTTATTTGGGAGAAATTCTCTCAAGCATATCCTATGGAAGTCTTTGATGAAGATAAAAAACATATCCAACACTACCTGTTCGCTAGATTTTCAGCGTTAGATTCAAAACAGTTTTTTGAAGTTGCGAAACAAATATTATCAGGAGACCCTAAAGGTGAGAAATTCTTACAAGATATGGTTAGAGATATTATCACTGATTTGAAAAAACGTGATTTAGAAGATTCATTAGGAAGTTATGATGACGACTATGGTGACGACGACGATGATGACGGTTTAGACGATTTCTTAGGTGGCTTGGGTATCTCAAGACCTAAGTAATTTATGGCTTTTACAAGAGAACAATTAATATTAGAATATACTAAGTGCGTAAAGAATACTCCTTACGCACTTAAAACTTATTTACAGACCTATGATAATACTGTATCTCAGTATGTCCCTTTGGAGTTATTCCCCGACCAAGTAACCTTATTGGAGGATTACGAAAATTACAATGAAAATATTGCGTTAAAATACAGACAAGCTGGAGTATCAACAGTTACCGCGGCTTGGGCATCAAAACGTTTAGTATTTGCATCTAAGAAAAAACCTGAAAAAATTCTAATCATTGCCAACAAATTGGATACTGCGGTTGAGATGGCGAATAAGATTAGAGGTTTTACCGAACAATGGCCTAATTGGACTGGTGTAGGGTTTTCAAGTGAAAAAAACTCACAAAGACATTATAAATTAACTAACGGATGTGAAGTTAAGGCGGTTGCAACATCACGAGATGCCTTAAGGGGTTATACCCCAACAATTCTTGTATTTGACGAGGCGGCTTATATTGAGGCCGATGGGGATTTTTGGGCAGCTTGTATGGCATCCCTATCTACAGGGGGTAAAGTAATTGTTGTATCAACACCTAACGGATACGACCCAATCTACTATGAAATATATGACCAAGCATTACGAGGTATGAATGAATTCAAAATCTCGGAGATGTATTGGTTTAAAGACCCAAGATACACTAAAGATTTAAGGTTACTCAAAGTAGAAGACTTAGTTCATTATTATTTAAATCGAGAAGAATATAAAGAAGTCGATACAATAGACTATTCAGACACGGACCCTAGATTAAGAGATTTTGATGAAATCAAACAAAAAATGGCGGACGGATATAAACCTACGTCAAGTTGGTTTGAAGGAATGGTTAAAAAATTAAAATACGACAAACGTAAAGTATCTCAGGAGTTAGAGTGTAACTTTTTAGGTTCAGGGGATAACGTATTCGATTCAAAACAATTACAAGATATTCACCAAAATATGTTAAAAGAACCTACCAACAGAATGATGGGTGGTGCTCTATGGATATGGAAAGAACCTGTTGAGGGTCATAAGTACATTATGGGGGTCGATGTATCAAGAGGAGATTCTGAGGATTTCACTTCTATGATTATTATCGATTTTGATGAGAGAGAACAAGTATTAGAATATATTGGTAAAATCCCACCCGATGTTGCGGCCGAGATTGCCTATAAATGGGCTATGATGTATAGTGCCTTTGTAGTGATTGATATCACAGGGGGTATGGGAGTTTCAACTGCGAGAAAATTACAAGAGATGAATTATAAGAACTTGTATATTGATGGGGTTGAAATGGGTAATAAGTGGAAATATGACCCTAAGGTGTTAGATAAGATTCCAGGGTTAAATTTTAACAATAAAAGGGTTCAGATAATATCTTCTTTTGAAGAATCTATGAGACACGGATTTAAAATCTACAGTAATAGACTCTTTAATGAGATGAATACCTTTGTGTATATAAACGGAAGACCTGACCACCAAAAAGGTCATCACGATGACTTGATTATGGCAATTGCTATGGCAACGTATGTTGGTGAGAATTCATTTAATCAGTTGACTAAAGTTACTGAACAAACTAAAGCGATGTTAAGTTCTTGGACGGTGAATAATAATGAAGAGATTGGTAAACAGGTTTCATTTAACCCTGTAATTCCAGCGGGAATCCCAAATCATCAGAATTATTCTAACGAGGCAACTAAAAATGATTATCAAAAATATTTATGGTTGTTCGGTAGGTCGAGATAATGTTTATATATTTTTAAATTATACTAAATTTTAATTATGAGTAATGAAAATAAAGATTTAACGGTTTGGCAGAGGTTATCACAGACCTTTGGTCCTAATTCTTTGATGAATCAGGATTACCCCGTTTTTAAATACGATAAGAAAGAGTTATTAAAAACAACAAATGCACAAGAATATGAAAAGGCTAAATTACAAGCCCAACAAACATTCTATCTTGCAAATCAGTGGACTAAAATAGAAAACAACCTATACAGTCAAGGGGTTTATTTTGAACCAACAAGATTGGCGTCGTATTACGACTACGAATCTATGGAGTATACTCCTGAAATTTCTGCGGCGTTAGACATTTATGCCGAAGAATCTACAACTGCGGACCAAAACGGTTTTATCTTACAAATATACTCAGAATCAAAACGTATTAAATCAGTATTAGCCGATTTATTTAACAATGTGTTAGATATTAACACTAACCTTGCGATGTGGACTAGAAACACTTGTAAGTACGGTGATAACTTTGTTTATCTTAAATTAGACCCTGAGAAAGGAATTGTTGGATGTATGCAATTACCTAACATTGAGATTGAAAGGGTTGAGAGAGGTATGAAAGGTAAATCTAATTTAGACAGTGGAGAAGGTGAACAAAAAGCGCTCGCATTCAATTGGAAGAATAAAGATATGTCGTTTAACACGTGGGAAATTGCTCACTTTAGATTGTTAGGTGATGATAGAAAACTTCCTTACGGTACTTCTATGTTGGAAAAGGCAAGACGTATTTGGAAACAATTATTGTTATCTGAAGATGCAATGTTAATTTATCGTACATCAAGAGCACCTGAAAGAAGAATCTTCAAAGTGTTCGTTGGTAATATGGATGACAAGGATGTTGAAGCATATGTACAACGTGTTGCAAACAAATTCAAAAGAGACCAAGTTGTCGACCACAAAACGGGTAACGTTGATATGAGATTTAACCAAATGGCGGTTGACCAAGATTACTTCGTTCCTGTTCGTGACCCTGCAGCCCCAAATCCTATTGATACATTACCTGGGGCTCAGAACCTTTCTGAGATTGCGGATATTGAATATATCCAAAAGAAATTATTAACGGCTCTTCGTGTTCCTAAAGCATTTTTAGGATTTGAAGAAGTTGTGGGTGACGGTAAAAACTTATCATTACAAGATATCCGTTTTGCAAGAACTATTAATAGAATTCAAAAAAGTATGTTGGCAGAACTTAATAAAGTCGCTATTATACATTTATTCTTATTAGGGTTTGAAGATGAATTATCTAACTTTACTTTAACATTATCAAATCCATCAACACAAGCGGATTTATTAAAAATTGATGTTTGGAAGGAAAAGATTTTACTATATAAAGACGCAGTTACTGCTATTGAGGGTATTGCCCCAGTATCTGTATCGTGGGCTAAGAAACACGTTTTAGGTTTCTCAGATGAGGATATTAGATTGGACTTACAACAACAAAGACTTGAGAAGGCGGTTTCTAAAGAATTAGAAAATACTCCGACGGTAATTGTTAAAACAGGTATTTTTGACAACATAGATAAACTATACGGTAGTACTTCAGGTTCTACTACACCTGCGGGTGGTGAAGGTACTGGTGCTGAAGAAGGTGGGTTAACCCCTCCGTCAGGTCTAGGTGGTGGAGAATCTCCAATCGGTGGTGATATGGGAGGTGAAACACCTCCAGCTGGTGGTGAAGGTGAGGTAACTCCTGAATCGGTTAAACGAGATAATCTTAATATTTTATTAGAATCTCAAGATATGTTAACTGAGGATAGTTATATTGATTTGTCTAAAGGACAAGATTATTTAGGAGATATTTCACAGGAATTAGATAAACTCTTAAATAAGAGATATTTATAAGATAAAATAAGATATGGAATTCGGATTATTAAAATCAAAAATAGAAACAAAACTTGTTGAATCTTATAAAAAAGATTCGTTTAATACTAATATTAAAACATTTAAAAAATTAGTTTTAGAAAATAAAGAGGTTAGTAAGATGTTCTATCTTTACGATGAATTGAGTAAAGAGAAGGGATATGAGAAAAGTTTTGCGGATGACTATCTAAATGAGTGTATTGGATTAATTGAAAAAATTACAATTAATAAAAAAACCATATCATTATTAGAG